AAAGATTGTTGGCGACACAGAGACCATGCAACAAGTTAATAGAGATGTGCGTAACTGGAATGAGTCCGCTAAAGGAACTGAGTTCTACATTAGAAACTTCCTTAAGTCAGCGAACAGAGCATACCGCGAATGGAACAAGACAACATCTCAGAGGTATCTCAAGTCTGCACCTAAAGGTATCAGACAAGAAACAACATGGCTAATGGACGTGTTCGGTAATAACTAATCGACCATCTGTAATTGACCCTGCAACAAATCCTCTGCGGCTACATCAGCATCATCTAGTATGCCTTGTAGTCGTGGATGGTTGAGGTTGATACCCACAACATACGCTTGACCTAACTTAATAGGTGTGTTCTTACCCAAGAAACATTTCTTAGACTTAGGTGTAGCATCAATGTGTTCACAGGTAAGTTCACCACAGAATGATTTGTAATCATGACCACTCATGGATAGCCACTTACGGAAGTGAGTGCGGTCTAACATTAGCGTTCCACTGCTGAACACGTCAGTCATTGTCCTACGGAAGACATCGAACCTAACACGTATCTCTCCACGAGGTAAGCGTTGGAAGTCAACCACTGGTTTCTGTCCTGCTGTATGCATAACTGTGACAGCAACATCAGCGAAGTCACTGAGGTAAGCAGAGATGATATCAAACGAGTCCATCTTACTTTCTGCGGCTACTATTCGGATAGCACCTACTTGTTCAAGCACCCATTCAGTTCCCTTAGTGTAGTCATAGTCAATCAATCCCCAGTCCTTAGCAAGTTTAGATGCTAGGTCTGATAGGATGATGGCTTGTTCCCAGAAGCGTTCTTGTCCGCTGAACTTAGCGTTGTATCGTTTGTGGAAGGTGTCGGTTGCTTCAGCAATCATAGCACTTATATCATCAGTACCCATCTCCATCAACTTGTTTATGAATGTGTGTCCGGCGTGACCGTAGTTACTTGTTATGAAGTTATAGAGGTTTCGACCTGCTGAACTATCCTTAGTAAACAAGTCGTGCGGTGGTACAGTTACCTCTAACAAACGTGCCATCTGTGCATCAGTGTCTAACCCAGAGGCTATCAACTTAGATTGCAGAGACTTATTTGTAGATACAACAACTGGTGTTGCCCATGTCTTGGCTTCACGCTCTACCGCTGAACGACTTAGTCTAGCCTTATCCCTACCTTGGCTTACCCAATAACAGAAGTCACCGACCTCCTTGTCTTGCATCATGGTTACTTCATCAACGGTCATAGGTAAGTGAGCATATAAACCTAGGCGATTGAACAGTGTGTTCTGTGTGAACTTCGCAGCGAAGTGCAACTTCTCTGGGTCACCATAGATGGATTGTATCCAGTATTGTGCTAGTGTTTTACCACCACCTGTTGGCCCATATAACGACACCGTTAATCCCTTCAAGCCAGTGAAGTTAAACAGTGGTGCTGAGAAGCCAACGCCCAAAGCAAACATATGGCTTGGCATATGTGCTTTCTCTAGCATGTTAGTCATCTTAGTCCATGCAGCACCGTCGCCTTTCCTCCCATACATATCAGCACCCATTGCATTTGATGCTGTTGATAATGTAACTTGCTCCTCACTGACCTTACCGTTTGTGTCCTTGTGTATAACAGTGTCGCCTATAACAAAGTGTGTGTTGTTTTCTTTCCAACCCATGGTTGAATAGAGGTTTGTCATGGTGCGTATCTGCCTTAGTTCTTCCATATAAGTTCGTAACATAAGCTGAAAATACTCCGTCTGTCGTCTGTTATGTAATACTATACCTTGGTCTGCTATCGCAGTAGGGAACTCTCTGCTCCCATCTGTTAGGTATGCTTGCCGTAGTTTGAGTTCAGTCCACCCAATGTGAGGTCGCTTCCAGTGGTAGCGTACTACCTCATAACCAAGGTGGTCATCACGTCCATAACCCACAGGATATATATCAAACTTACATATATCAATATCAGTATCATCGATGGTCATCTTAATACCATGTTGTGTACGCTTAAACGGTTTCGGTATGGGTACTAGGTTCGCTACCTTATCTGGTGCTTCAGTAGTAATGGCTACCTCTTGATACTGGATACCCAGCCGTGCAGGTGAGCCAACTTTGCCTGCATACTTACACCCTCTACAACCATTCGGTCTATCAGATTTAAGTTTGTCACAAGTAGTTGGACCAGTAGCATTATCTTTCCACTGGATAACTTTATCTCTTGTTACTGACTCAGAGTAGGAGGCATGCCCCTCACTCCATTTGATTGCAGTATCTTCTGGGTCTACACAGAACGCCGCAACTCCGATAAGGCTATACCATAGTGGTTCGGGTACATCCTTCTGGTTCTTAATTGCCCAACTAATCTGCTGACATTTACTTGCTACAACAGAGCCAACAGCAGGTGGGTACTCTTGAGTCACTGCTAGATTATTCAGCAGTGAGTTCTCACGTGGTTGTCGACTACTAGGGGCCAGGTTATACTGTACGTAATCTGATAGTATATCGGAAAGAGCTTCAGGTGTAACAGGCTCAGCATCTACCAACAACTTTACCTCGTTCCCATTCTTAGGGTTATGAGTTCCAACTGGTCGTAACACCAGTGCACTGTTGGTTGTTAATCCTGCGTCGATGTGAAACTCTTTCTCTGCTGCGGCTAACTTCATAGCACCAGCCAGTGGCTTCCACTGCATAGGCGTTAGTTCTTTTGTAAGAACCCAGTAAACGTGCAGTCCATTACCCGAGAAAATTATCATAGGCTTCGGTAGTCCCATCTCGTTGACGAACTTACCTAGTGCTGACAGTCCAGCCTTCCAGTCTGGGTATGGCTTCGTCTCCCCACAGTCCACATCAAGTGCTATAACTTTAACTGCTCGTACATTTTCCTGCTTCCGATTGCCCTTGGTTTTAAAGGCTGATATTGCATAGTAGGTATTGTTTTTAGATTGGTCTGACCTAACACAGACCTTTGATAGTTCGTCTACACTGTTAAAGAACCCCTGCCTGTTACCATCTTTGTTGATAACTGTTGTGACATAGAACCCCTTCGTTGGTAGAACGCGCTGTAAAAATTCCAACGTATTCATTTGTCCTCCTCAATAAAAAGAGGGGAAATTCCCCTCCTTAGTCTGCTTAATGATACTCCTCTAAATACTCAACGAGTTGCTTTTTTCTGTCCTTGGGTTCAAGCACAATGACATCGGGTGATGGCCACCCTTTGTCTTGCATAACTGACAGAAGTTTGCGTAGTGTATCACGTAGTTTGATATCATTATCTTTCCGAATGGGCGTACCCTTCTTCCAACTATGATAGGTCATACGTGACACTCCCACCACTGACGCCATGTCAGTGATAGTAAGCATCATATGCTTACGCAGCGACTCCACTTTAGAGAACTCAAGTGGCTTCGGTTTAGTCATCAGCAACTTCTCCTACGAGTGCAGCAATCTCATCAGCAAGGCTAGTCGTAGCACTGTCAACAACTGGTGCTTCAGCAGGCTCTTCAATAACTTTTCTTACTTTAGGTTTTGCTTTAGCCTTAGGTTTAGGTGCTTCAGCAGGTGCTGCTTTACCAAACCCCTTAGTCACTGGTGCTTCTTCAACCACTGCTTCAACCACTGGTGCTGGCTTGGCTGCAACTTTAGGTACAACAGGCTTATCAATTTCTTTCTCGCCTGTTATCTTCAACACTTGGTCAGTACCAAACAACTTGTCTACTGCGGTCTGTGCTGCCTCGTCAATGAAGCCACCAAAACCAAACGCTAACTTAGGGTACGATGCATCAGTATCGAAAGACAGTGTAGTCTTAACAATCTCTGGTGGGATACCTCTTGTAGATAGTTCTTTCTGGTAGGCGTTCAACCCTTTCAATGCACCCGGAGTTACTTGTAGTAAGTACACTGAACCATCGGCATCATCAGCAGCAACTACTGCTAAACGTTTCTGGTCTGCACAGGCTTTAATCTGCTGACCTTGTGGTGTTAACTTAGAACCCCAAGCATTCTGAGGACATGAGGCACACAAGTCGTTCTGTGGATTGGTGCTGTCAGTATGTGGACCGACACCAGTCAACGAGAAACAGTCTGGTGCTGAAGGCTCTGCATCTGGAGTCCATGCTTTCTCATACCATGTCTTAGATAACCTAGGGTTAGCACCCACAATGATTACATCAATCTTGGTTGAGTCAAGGACTGTTTCATCACCGCCATCGACGATGCGGAAACGACTACCTTTGATAGAGATACGGGGGAAGCCGTCTCCACCTGTTGATAGTCCGCCTGTTAACGATTGCGCTAATACAGATGGTGCGCCTACTTTGCCTGCAAGGTGTGCAGGAACTTGGATATTACTGGGAACAATATTTGACATTGTACTCTCCTATTTTTTATTATTAAACATCAACTTTGGGTGCAGGCTTACGGACATTGACATCAATCTTTGTGCCGTATGTAACTCCTGCGGGGACAGCCTTGTTCATGTCGATGTATCCACGAACTGCTGTTTTACTTACACGCTTTTCAAACAAGTCGTATGCTTCATTCTCTCTGATAAATCCTAGCATAGCGTCCCAGTCTGCAACTCGAGCATAGTCATTAGTAGTTAGAAATGCTGTACCATGATTGGTCTTGAAGGATGTTACTCCGTCGGCATCTGCTTTCTCCTTTAACCACGACTCAAGTTTCGTCATGTTCTCTTTAATACCTTTGACCTTTGCTTTCGACTCAGACTCAATGGCTTCTTTCTTCTTGCGAAACTTCATGTATGTTTCAATTACTTGGTCTACTGTTAGACTCATATGTCACCTCGTTTCTTGTTGTATTAAATCAAGAAGCAATCCCTGTAACTTTTGTTTGTTACGTAGCCTGTCATACATCTTAGCCTCCACTGCGATGGACTCAATGTGTACAACATTTGATACATGCTTCTTACCTATTCGCTCAATGCGACCATTCGCTTGAACGTACTGCTCGTTACTTGTTATCGGTCCATACCATATGATGGTCGACGCTGATGTTAGTGTTAACCCATGAGCCATGGTTGCAGGATGTGCAATCAATACCCTTGGGTCTTTACTATTTTGGAAGTCGTTGAATATCTGGTTGCGTTTCGTTGCACTCACTGCACCGTTAACAACTGCGACACTCCACTTCTTCTCCAACTTAGCCTTCAACATATGTAATGTTCCAGTTAACGGAACGAACAATATAACTTTCTCACCTGCTTCTTCAATCACCTCCTCTACTGCTTTAACTCTAGGCGAACAGTCCAACTCAATGTTCTGTCCGTCATCACCATAGACTACACCACATGCTATCTGTACAAGTTTCTGTAACTTAACAGCCTCATTGACAGCAGTGATAGAGCCTTCCTCTTCCATTTCAATAACGAAACGCCTTAGCATTTCCTTGTAATACTTTTCCTGTTCCTTAGTCAGTGGTACTTTACGTGTCTGTATTATAGTATCGGGTAAATCAAAGCACTCATCACGAGAATACCTAACCGATGGTTGTAATACATCCTTCACAATATCCACTGACTCTGGTCTGGGTAGCCACTTCCATTGTCCTATCTTCATCATCACTTGGTCACGGAACGCAGTGTATGTGTTGGAACAAAACGGACTGTTGACTAACTTCGCTAACGCCCAAGCATCTGTCGGGTCATTAGGTGTTGGTGTACCTGTCATCAACCATAGCCTTGAGTCCTTGTTACTATCCATCCACTTACGGAATATCTTAAACCTATTAGTAGATGGGTTGCGTAGTACAGCAGCCTCGTCAACGATGATGAGGTCGAACATACCCTTGGCTTCCTCTGATATGATATTAAATCCATCATGGTTAATGATGTAGAAGTCAGCCTTAGTGTGTAACAACTTCTTTCTACGTGCTGCTGTTCCGTGTAGTGTAACTGCAGTGCGGTGTACAAAGCCTGTGAATATACTGTCACCCCATACCCTTTCCAAAGTTGACAGTGGTGATATGATTAAACACTTCTCAACCTCACCAACATTCATCAAGTAGTCAGCAGCCCACAGTGCTGACTGTGTCTTACCAGTACCAATGTCATTAAGTACCAACGCTTTCTTGTGCATGGTTAAAAATGCAGAGGTCAAGCGTTGGTGCTTGTATGGTGTGAACTCACCAACCCAGTCATAGTAATGTAGGATAGGTGAGGGTACTTTGATACCGAGGTTACGCAGTACCTTTACCTCATCAATCTTATGTGGCGCTACTACAATGGTAGTACCTTTAACCGTCATTAACTTTGCAGATGGTATGCAGTCAAGCACACGGTTAGGGTTAGTAAGTTTTAGTGCGATAGCCTTGGCTTGTTCGACAACTACCACTGTACCTCCTTGGCACTAATGATATAGTCCTCGACTTCCTTGATAGTGTCATCATCAAAGACCAAGAAGCACTTACCACCTGCTACTTCTATCTCCCTCATACACTTATCTTGTAGGGCTGTGGGTTTCTTAGTCCTGTCAGCCTTAGCCTCGACTCCTACTATCCTGCCCTTAACTATTGCAAGTCTGTCTGGTATACCCGCCCTTCCAAACGGACCAGACTGTGGACTAAAGTACCATATCTTATGCTTCTTAAATACTTTATCCAGCCGACTTTTAATCTTACCTTCTGGTGTTGTCGCCATTGTTCCTCCTCTTCACTTGTATTATATACTTATATTTACAGCAGTGTCAACTAAAGTTTTGCATAGTCACACATATGTTTCGCTGGACACCAAGGGCATAGCCCACTTGGTTTAGGTGGCCAGTTGTCATGCTCTGCTGACTCATATATTCTATTGATACGTGTCATCAAACGAGTCCACATCTCGTTAGACTGTTCACGCTTGTAAACTTCTGTGTCCATCTGCTTAGTCTTTAGCCATATCAATGATGCCTTGACTGTATCCACATTCGGGTAGTGCTTGAACACTTGTAGTGCAAACATCTCCATCTGTGTAGAGTCTGGTCTACGCTTACCTGTCTTCCAGTCCAGTACGAAGGCACTCTTCTCATGGACAATCAGTACATCAAGTATTGACCTAAGCCATGCGTCTGGTGCAAACCATTCTGTTGGCGTTAAGTTTTCATCGAGCGTCATCTTCTGCTCGGCTAGTAACTCACCACCTTTCGCTGCTTTCTCCATAGATACACACAGTTCCTCATACATCTTGGTCTCATCAGTCAGTGGTGTCTTATCTCTAAGCCTTATCTCTAACGCTTCATGAATACGCTCACCATACCTGCTTGCTTCACCACCTTCGTCTTGTACTTCCTTGTTAATACGCTGGTGCATATATCTTTTTGGGCAGTTCTCATACATCTTTAATGCTGAGAACGAGTGTGATAACTTCATCTTACCTCCTAACTAATATATTGAAATACTATTACCATTGCTAATGTTACAAATGGTAGTAGTAAACATGTGTGACATCCTGCCACCCACTTAATTGCTCTCATTCTCCTCTCCTACTTTGCTTCGCTATAATTATTACCAAGGTCTGCTTCACAAGCCACTGGTAAATCCTCTGCCCAACTTGGGGACTTCGACATCTCATCAATCATAAATGCCATTGCTTCTTCTGCTTCTTCTTCCTTAACCACTACGATAATCTCGTCATGGACTTGGAAAGATACATGGTATCGTTGCCCTATACGCACCATCTGCTCTGCAACTACGTTCCTTGCAAGGGCTTGCACTACATTCTCCACCACCTTACCACCATAGATACGTGTCCAGTTATTACCTGCTATGCTGTCACCATTCGAGTGCTTTCTATACACTCGGGAGTCAGCAAGATAGGAGAACCCACCCGAACCTGCTCTTAATGCAGGGTAGTGAATACGCAAACCGTTCGGCATCAGTATGCCCTTGTGGTCATAGGACAGAATATCGTTAATCTGTCCACTACCACCTGCTAACATGCCTGTAAGAACCGTGCCACACCTATTCCAAAGTGCGACAATCCTGTGGTTCTTTTGTCTGTATAAGTTTACTATTCGTTGTGCTTCAAACTCATCAACATCAACGGACAGTCCACCCATACCTAGTGCTAAGGTATCTTTAAACTTAGCATGACCCATGCCATAACCAAGACCTAGTATACATGTTTTACCTACGAACCTCTTAACTTTGTCTGTCTTTTTTACTTTGTATCCATATACATCAGAGGCAAACTCACTATACACATCACGACCCTCTCTAAAGGCATCAAGTAAATCCTCTTGCCCTGCAACATACGCTGTCATACGTGCTTCAATCTGTGATGAGTCACAAGCAACCATCTTATAACCTAGTGGTACAGTCAGCGACTCACGGATAGCACCATTACGTGGTAGGTTTTGTAGATTTAACTTGTCACCACCAGAGAACCTACCGGTGTGAGCACCATAGTATTTAATCATGATGGGTAAGTAACCTCGCTTGGCTGTTTCGATTAGCCGTTGCGTTCTGGTCTCCTCTATGGTAGACTTGATGCCAAGTCTTGCCTTAACGAGGCTACCAACTTGGGGGTTATCATGCTCCAACAAGTTTAAGAAAGGTTTGTCAGTCTTAGCGAATGCATATGCTACCTTGCCTGTACGTAGGCTAGTCTTAACAGGTACTTCCACCCCTAATGACTCAAGTAACTTAGCAAACATAGCATTGCTCATCAACACTTTCTTTATCTGTGCCTCACTGAACTGACCCATACCTAGGCTATCTATCAAGTCCGTCTTGGCTTGCCTAACATTCACAATATGTTTCTCCAATACATCAGTGTCAAGTACCACTGTTGGTTCGGTATACATACGCAACGTCTGGTCAATGATAAGTAACTCATGTGGTGGGAAGCCCTGCTTTAGTTTGTTGAACAACTTGTAGGTTAGTTCAACGTCTTGGATACAGTAGTCTGCAAAGTCTTGCATCTCTGACTCACTGAAACCCTCACGTCGTTTACCTACTGTGTTCTCTACCTCTGCACCTTTCTCACCTATACCATAGTAGTTTGCTAGGGCTTTCAAGGAACTACCCTCCGTCATTTGGTGCTTAGGTTTAGCCATGCACATGGTATCGAACCAGAACTTAGGCTTGATGTTATACAGCCACGATAAAATTGCCCCATCAAAGTATGTGTTGTGGCATAAGATAGCCTTATCCGTATAGTCAAGGCTATTCAAAAACCCACCAACATCTTCCCCACTATACCAATCAGTAGGGTTGTCGTTTACTTTGATACCTACACCTATGACTTCGAACTCTGCACTGCGTACATACTGCTCGGTTGTCATCTTGGATAGTGAGAACTTCTTATCCCAGTAGGTTTCAAAGTCGAGGGTTACTATGTCCATTACTTCTCCATCAGTGGCTTAAGTACACCATACAACTCATCGGCTTCAGCCATACTCATGATGAGTGTGCCATGTTCCATTTGTATTTGTAGGTTCACACTCATAGACTTCTTGACAACAACTTCCTGCTTGGTTATCTTCTTACTCTTCGCTGCAGGTTTTGTATCAACCAGTGCTGAGGTAATTGCTTTCTCCATTGCACCGTTGATTGGTTGTGCCTTAGTTTTAGTCAGCCCTTCAGCAGACTTTATGTTGTACACATACTCCTTCCTAACACCTAGTGCTTTCGCTACTTGTATCGTAGACTTACTAGGGTTTGCTTTTAGATATACTAATATCTTTTCTTTCTTTGACGTTCCATTCATGTTACTCTCCTGTTAAAGTAAATACATCTACACCATGTCCACAGTCTGCGACATACTGGTTTGCTATACCCACTGCTTGTTCTGCATTAGCACCCATTGCTAATGCACCATAGGCAACATCTTGCCCACTTCCAAAAGCACAAGCATTACGCCCATGCTCAATAGGTATAGGCGATTGTTCATATCGCTCTAACCCATGTTCTGTTACTACTATAAAGTGACACCAGTTGTTTCCCTTCTGTATCTCTGGAAAATCCACTGGCTTAGCACCTGCCTTGTACCACTCTCGCATTGCAAGTATGCAACCAAGTGGACCTGTACCTGTCAACAGTACATCTTTGTACACCCATGCTTTATCAACACAGTGGTGTATGTTCCCATTACTCGCTGACTTATCGGTAGCAAGAGTCATACCGTCCCATACTACGACACTCATTTCTCAAACACTCCGAACTGTCTGCGTAGTTCAACACTATAATTATTACATATCTTATTAGTGGCAACTACAATCTCAGCAGGTGAAGGTCTTGTCCACTGCCACGAGTGGTCTGCCCTATGTGTTTTAGTAATACCCTTGAGCAGTTCTTGTGGATACTTTGCATCTCTAATACTTGTGAACAGTAGTTCTTTATGTGTACCAAACGACCAGTCTGGTCTGTCGTAGTACCCATGTTTACCTTCCGTTGATACTATGTCAGAGATACCGTCAAACACATTCATCTTTGCTCTGACTTTGATGCCCTTCTTAAACTCTCGCAATGCTCTCAGCCACTCTTTGCGTTTCTCGGGGATAGGTATAAGTTTATCGTCTGGTCTACGGTTAAGACATTCACCTGTCTTTAAGTCGAAGGCAATCCCTTGGAAGTATTCGGGTGCATCTTTCTTTAACCACTTCCACCAGTCTATATAATGGTATGAAGATGATGCACCTTTTTCTTCAGCGTTTTTAATTACTTGTTCATTGTGTGCAATACGATACCTACCCTTAGCAATCCTAATCATAGTGAGGGGCATTGCTCTATGTAATGCACTAACTAGGGTGTTAGAACTACTCCATACTTCCTCAGTTGTGGCAGTAAATACCACTGTGTTGTTAGGCTTGAACCTACACAGTTCACTACCCCAATTTTTAACATAGTAATCATCACCATCTTTAAATATCCTAGCCCAAGCACGTAGTGGCTTACCTTTATCTGGTGTTCTTGCACGTTCAAAGTGTGCCTTAATACTTTTATAGTCTGTTACTGTTGCATCTCTTAACCAATGTCCATCGAATGAACCGTGGTGTCCATAGGTGCTATACTGCCCTGTGTATGTTCCCATATTAACTACTCCTCTTATTTAGTTAGTTTGTTAAGTGTTACTGCTGCTGTTAGGCTGTTGACATCAAGGTCGCCTAGTTCTTTAGCATCACCTCGCTTACGGTTAGTAATTTTCAAGTGTCGTTCCTTGTACTCCTCTGGTATCAAGTCCCATAGTGCAGGGAATACCTTGAGTGCTGGGCCGAGTGTAGAATAGGTGCTCATTATCTGCTTGACACCTTTAACAAATACATGTTGTTTATCTTCTACTGCCTTAATGCCTGTTGCCCATACTTTATACTCTGCTTGTATGGTTGCAAAGCGTGGAGTATTAAAATTGAGCGACACACTACGCCAACTCTTATGCCAGTCATCAAAGGTTGACCCATTTGGCATACGTTGTGGTGCACTGAGTGTAAAATCTACATCGGGTGCACTGAACTCAGTATCAGTGTGGGGTACATTTCTAAATCCACCAAGGGATAACTTTGAAGTGGTCTCTAAGAACTTGTCGGGTAGGGCGTTCATCTTATCCCTTATATCCTTGGTAAATATAGTGCTGTATAAGTAATCACCACTCCATGTTACTGGTATATTATTCTGTGCTTGGTCACGTTCTTTCTTGAACATCTTCTTTGCGTTACGTTCAATGTCGTTCTTTAATTTATCACTAAATCTTACTGTTGCCATGTTACTCTCCTATATCGTTTGCTTTGATAGCCTCTTCCACGAGGTCATCACTGGTTAAATGTTCATACTCTTTCTCTAACTTACTATACAACTGTCTCATGTGTCCTCTAAGCACATCAACAGCGTCGCTATACATCTTATCTATCTCTGGTTGTAGTATCCCATCAAGGGCATTGACTACCTCTTGATGGAACTCGGTGGGTGTTTCCATGAACCGTAGGTCGTAGTAGTTATCGTTGTACAAGTCTATATCTGTACACATCTCATGGTAGTAGTGTCCACTGTGTACTACCTTGAACTCTATCTGTCCACCTGCCACAAGGAACTTCGTAGCCTCTGGATATTCACTCATATCTAACAACTTGGATACATCATCAACATACCCTTCAAAGCAAGCACCATCACCTTGACTCCAGAACCCACTGAACAATATGTTCTCTACTACTGTGCCTTTCTTCTTCATGTCATCAATGAAGTCTGAGTCTACGAACTCATGCCACTGGTCGTAGACATTTATCTCTCGGTGTTCATCGAGTAGTTCTGGTGTTATCTTAATCATTCATCACCACTACTTCACCGAATGGTGCATCTGTACTGTTACTATCAGTAGTTACCCATAGTGTAGGGTATGCTGGTTCATTACCGAAGTCACTGCACCACAAGTCTGTCAGTACAACACAGGCTACTGGTTCTATGCTGTGTTCCTCAAGGTATTTAAACACAGGGCTGAATGCAGTTCCACCACCACCATGGGGTGTGATGTGTACCTCATCATCTCTTGTAAACTTATCGTAGTGTGATACTTCAGTATCAAAGTATACAACATGGATAGCACTAGGGTTACTGTCCTCTTTAATAGTCAGTACCTCTGCTGAAAACTGGTCTATTTCTTCTTGCCCGATAGAGCCAGAACAATCCACTGCTACAACAAGTTCACCCATTGCCTCACCACTGGTACTTGGTAGGTACATACCTTGTGAGAGGAAGCGTCTGTTAGGTCTAGCCCAAGAGCGAGTGTCGTCTTTACATTTCTCTACGAACCGTTGCAATACTTCACGCCAGTCCACCTTGGGTTGCAATACAGTTCCAACAAAGCGTTCCACTCCTGCACTCATCTTGCCCATCATCTTCGCAGCCTGTGCTGCTTGGGCTACCTTAACTTTCCACTCTGCTGCATTCTGTTCTTGCTCAGCAGGTGAACCATCAGCATCAAGGCACTCATCAAGTGGGTCGCCTTGCCCACCAACAGAACCTACTCCACCTTCACCATCTTCTTCAGCAGGCAGTACCTTATAGATACCATCAGTAGTTCCATTGCCTTGTTGCCATATGTCGTTGTCATACAGCCCACCCTCTGGCATCTTACCCATGTTCTCATCAACAAGTAGTTGGTTGATGACGTAGTCACCTGCCTTGTTCCACTTGCGGATATCCCTCTCACCTCGTCTGAATGGGTGTTCCAACATGGGGTGCATACACTCATGGGCTACAAGGAACTTGAGTTCCTCATCACTTAACTTCTCGCAGAAGTCGGGGTTAAACTTCACCATCTTACCGTTAGTCGCGGCAGTGGGTACTTCTGTTGTCACTTCAAAAGGCATGTTCAGTGCTATGTTCCCAATGAATGGGTGTTCTAACACTAACGATGTCTTTGCTTTACTCAGTCGTTTCTCTATCTCCATCTTGTTTCTCCTCTTCACGGATTTGTTTAATACAATGCTCTATGTTCATAAGTGATGCCATTAGTATTGACTTCGGCATATGAACAAGTAGCGTTTCAATGAGCATACCAGTCTGCATCTCGTGCATGTTGTCGTACCATACAGTTAACGCAGTAGGGAACTCAGTCTTTAACTTTTTTAGTTCTAGGTCTGTCATTATTAATTACTTTCTCATTAAAATCACACATGTGTATCAGCATCCACCCATACACAAGTATCCCTATACCTACCAATACCTCAACTACGTCTATCCCTGTTACCATTATCACCCTCCACGAGTAGTTCATCACACATCTGTATCGCACTCTCTGATACAGCCTTCACATTATCCTCAGACATACGACATATCTGCTCTAGCAAGGACTTAATCCCTGCCACCTTACACTTACATTCATCAAATGTATGGTATCCAATCTTATCAGCCATGGTATTCCTCCTCCTTAAACGGTGCTGGTAAATTCTCATCATCAACAAACTCTTTACCTAGGTGGTAGTCACCTCCCATTCTTGCTACTGCCTCTCTTGCAGACTCTTCACTAAAGAAGTTGTGGAATGTTAGGCCTGTTGTCGAATCAATTACGAAGTATCTAACTCGTGGTACATCAGTCATCATCAACCTCCTTATCTATCTCTTTAATAATTGAGTACACTGCATCATCTAACTCATCAGCGTACTCCGTGTTCAGTAATGCAACAACATCAAGCCACCGTTTACGGCTCTGTACATTATCTTTGCGTCTTGTTGCACCTAAGTAATCTGTGTATTCCCACGGTCTTGGTGTGTATGCTCTCATCAATGGTGTTAGTGCCATCATAATCTCCTCGATATATTATTAATAGGGGGTTGCTGTGTATACGGTTGCAACCATACCGTTCTATAACCCACACCACCTCGTATGAATTACGGGGCAGGCAGTGTGACAGTGATACACTCACTGTAAAGGATTACCCCATAAATGCACTCATTTTATCCATGATATCTTTAGCCTCTTGTGCCTTCTCATCTCTTAACACTGGGTTGTTCCTCAATGCATCAGGGTGTAGCAACAGTGAACCCTCAACTTGTTGTCGTAAGTCCTCAAGGTTAGGGTCATCAGCAAAGTTAAGGCGTGGCAACAAAGCACACAACTCCCTTGTATTCTCAACCATTGTATCTCTGAAGATTGCCTTAGGGTCTGCTAACTTCTCACTCATATGTTTCACTCTATCATACAGTCTTTTCCAGATGTCTGCCATAGCAATTTCACTCGCCTCTGCAACACGCCTCTCAACATCTTGTTGTATGTTATTGAGTTCAGCATCACCTATCTCAACCCTAAAATCATCACTAGGTACAGGGAATACTGCCATATCTATATTAAACTTCTCGTGTATACTATCGTCACATGGGTAGTCGCTTTCATTGTACAGTCCATTAGGTAGTAACCTCTTGGCGTCCTCCTTTAGTCTACTATAATTGCTTATGAACTCTGCAACAAGCGACTCCCATTCCCCTTTCTCTTTGCGAAACTCTGTCATAAACTCCAAGTAGTTCGCACTAGGTAGCATCTGAGTTCCTTCAATACCCCATGGTAATGTGTTGGTGTAATACTTCTGCCTAATCGCAGTCGCTTTCTTATGCACACTATCAAGGTATCCATTCATAGGCAGTAGGCTCTTGTTGAACCTCCCAGCACCCATTGATGCACCATGCTGTGTCAGTATGTCTTTAGTTACTTTACGGTCATACTTCCTCGCTGTCCACTGGCTGATGTTAAGTTGCACCAGCAGTGCTTTATCTGTTAGTTTCATGTTATCTGTCCTCCTAGAATAAGATGTCTTGGTGCTTAACTGCCCAGTCTGTAAACGCCTTGGTTGATGCCAACTCTGGCTTCTTCCTCGCTGCATAACTGATGCTCAACACACTGAACTCTGGTGGCATACGCTCTGCATAAGTACACACTCTGTTGAAGTTGTCCTCTGTTGCCCTCTCTGCAATCGCACCACTCAAAGCATACAACGTCGCTGGGTCTGTTGGCACACTAGCAGTAGTTGGGTTAAGCAAGATAGCATCTGGGTTAGGTAGTTTCCGATATATCCTTATGAACCCTACGAACTCTGCTGCTGCACCCTCACCAACTGCCCCTTTAAAGCACTCATACTCTGCCTCTGGTGGCACAGTCCCAAGCACATCACTCACACCATCTACCCAACTTCTCGGCGTAGCATTCTGCTCTCTCTGTGGGTCGAAGTCATGCAGTAAGTTAGGTCTAAACCTTATGAACGACACCACCTCAGTCTTAACCCCATGCTCTATCGCCCAAGCACTCCAGTCATCAAGGTGTGTATCAAGGTCAATGACTGTCTCCCTATTCCTAAGGTGTGACAGGACACGGTTAGCACCTGCTCTGTCCTTCTGCCTGTTGCCAGTAGAGATAACCTGCCAACCAGCAGGAAGTTTATGTCCGTGTAAAGTCCTTGCTTGACAGATGTTAGCCAACACCTTCTGCAAGTCTGCACCTGCTTGGTTTCTATCATCGAACAACAGTATCCCTTTGTCTGGTGCTTTACCCTCTTGTGGAAACCACTCTGGTAAACGGTACGTTAGGTTGTCACTGTCCTCTTTGTCGGGGTATAGTATCCCGAAGTCCTCAACCAACATGGTCGGCATATGCAACTCCCTACACTCAACTCCAAGGTCATCAGCAACCTCATGCACTATCGTCGTCTTGCCACCACCTGGACTACCCTCTATACACAGCGTCCTCTGCTGTGGGAATAACGCCTTCACTGTTTCTTTCATTAATGTTGCTCTCATCTTACATCTCCTTTTATATAGTTATATTTTTTATGGTCAATGCCATACGACACCACCATATGTTCACCCCAATCTCGGTGCTGTTTAGCCACCGTCTTATCATCGAAGTATGTGGGATTACCCTCTATATCACATACCATCTGCCCACCTTTGCCCCATCTGAGGCAGAATAACTTTAATTTCTTCATATTACCTCCACTTCCCATTAACCCATGACTCAGCCCTTGTTACCCTCTCTCTAGTAGTCCCAACCACCCCATGTTGTGCCACCTTCTTCATATACAAGTGGCTCTTAATGGTAGTGGCAGTGTTCCTAGGCTTAAGTTGTGTGTAGTGTCGCTTGGTACTCTGCGTTTCAAGTTGCCTATCACCATTCTCAAACCACTCTTTAAGTAGCGTTGAATAGATATACATCGGGTGATGCTCACCATAACTATACACTATGTACAACTCATCTGCTGGTTGCCATAAGTCCTTATGCCTCCATCTCCCGAAGGTATTACTCCCATCAAACGACTGCATAAGGGTGGTGTAGTTCGAGGCATCTTTGTTAGATGTCTTATGTATAACATACCCCTTGATGTCCTCAGCCATCAGTTAGCCCCCACTATCATCTGTTTAAGGCGATGATTAGGCATAGATAATTTAGTGGTTATACCCTTAGCACCGACCTCATTAAGATACGCTAGATACTTGGTAGCGTCAACCTCCAGTGGACAGATGTCGTTGAAGAACCTGCTGAAGTGGCTGAGTAATGCCTGCTTGTTAGGGGTTACCATCTCCCCCATTGAGTCGTAGTGTAGCCATTCATAGTTAGTATCATGCTTAGCCCCATACACCATAGCATCAGCATGAGTATAAACCTTGGTAATGTGAGTGTGTTGTGGTCTAGTTGATGAACGAGCATCAAGGTAGAGTGTGTTGAACGGTGTTAATGCTCGTTGTTGTTGTTGTAGTGTGTTATTTAAGTTCATAGTTATGCTCCCTTAGAACGTAAGAAAGCCCACCTTGACAGTGGGCTTAAAGTTGTTGTTAATAACTGGTTGATGAATTAACCAAGTACAGTAACAGTTGGACGAGATGCAGTAGAGCCATCTTCCTTAGTTGGTAACATTGCAACATATGGTGAGTTACCACGACCACTTAGTAAGACTGGTGATAAGTCCTTCACTGTACTATCCGGAGTAAAGAAGTTAAGTTCAGCAGTATGTGTCTTAGCATATCCAACCATTGCAGTATATAAATCCTTTACATTCTCTTGGTTAAACTTACCATTGTCATTTGCTCTTACAGTGATTTTATTCTTAGTGTTTAAGATTACTTCTACGTTGCCGCTATAAATTCTAGCCATGATATATTCTCCTTAATGATGGGTATCAACCCTTAGATTGTTAGTTAATAACACCATGTTACTAACCATAATGAAGTCTTTTTAATGAGAGTTAAGAAATCTAAAATAAAATCCTCAGCCCTCGACCTCGACAAAAGTCTGCCACGCCGTCGCCGATTTGTCAAGTTTCGACCAGTACACAGAGAAAGTGGTCGGTGTAAAGTGTAAAGTTTAAAGAGATATTTATAGATTAGTTGTAAAGTTAGTAGCAAATAGGGGTGTAAAGTGTAGTAGCAATCGCACGCGCGTATTTAAAATGGGGGCTGGATTTCCATAAATAATCTATAAAAAATGTAAAGTTAGACAAATAATCTACGTTGTGGAGTGGGGTGTATTAAAAAAATGTATCGCTGTGGGGTGCATTGGAGTAGGGGTTGCTGAAAAATAATCTATAAAATCTACAAATTAATTTTTAATGTGGGGCTAAAAATATGTTGGGCTTGTTGTTAGTTGTAAAGTTTACATGTAAAGTAATATATATGTAAAAACATTTTTTTAGGGGAAAGACATTAAAATTTGTAGATTATATAGATTATATGTATTAACTTATATATATATATAGGGACTCAAATCCTTTTGTATCAATGGTTTTGGCTTAACTTTACATGTAAAGTTCTCCAATAATCTATGTGGTTAAACCCTCCTATATTAAGATTACGTTATGTAGATTATTCTAAAACTTTACACCCTTTAGCCCAGTCATAGCAAGGGATACAGAAATAATCTATCTTCTAAACGTCTAACTGTACAGTGTAAAGTACAGGTGTAAGGTGTAAAGTTAGTGTTCTGTTATGAAAAGCGTATCAACATCGAGAGATTTGAGTGTAAAGTGTAAGGTTATACCTCCTTGACTTTCTACTTTGTACTGTTGGTGTGTACCATGGTATAACCCCCCGAAGTATGGCAAGTATTCTTTAGTTAAAAACTAAGACGTGATTAACATAGGTTAATGTACTTTAATGCAGACGTAAAAAAGCCCTGATTGCTCAGGGCTTAGGTCTTACTTGGTTACCTCTTGTTCACTCTCTTGGCTTGTCTGAATCTATATAACTCTGACTTGCTTGAGAACTCTTGTCTTATCCAGCGTTTGCCATCAATAGACTTTTCAAGTAGTACATATCTTCGTTCGTCTTTCATATCTTACTCCTATTTGTTATAGTAGGGCATTTCACCCTGTGCTTTGTTTTTCGTTGGACTAGGCTAGTTTTTCAATCTTACTCTTACTAGCGCCCTTCTCTTGCTTAGGCAAGATGGTGAGTCTTGGATTTCCGTATCGGTCTGCCATTAACACTGCATCGATACCGCCATCTATTACAAAGTAACTCCACTTGTGAACATCTGCCTTCATCGTATCTGCTAACTCCAGCATTTTCACCTTCAACGCTTCTGCGTTTTCGTTACTCCAATCACCCTTATCATCTCTTTTAAGTGCGATTTCACCTTTGGTGTTTTTAATGATGGACACCATACCCTCATATATTCTACTCATAATATCTCCGTGAGTGTTTACGAGCCAACGAGATTGTTGACCCGTTGTATCAAGAGAAGCGGTTGCTTTCTCGATGGTTCTAATCTGCCATACTTTTACTGATTTGTCAAGTTTGGGTTGATATGGAGTCAATTAGCAATCATATACCCAGTATAGGTTTCAGAGCATTTAGGGTGCATACTTTGACCCCCCGAGCATATAAGTATTATTTGTTAAGAACATAAACAACAGACGAAAAGAAACCCTGCTTTCGCGGGGCTCTTGGTTGGTGTCTTAGATAAACAATGTGTATGCTGCGTATGCGTATAAGCCTAAGACTGTTAGTGCAGCTAGTATTACTGCGTTGATTAAGATATTCATATGTACTCCTTGGTTGGTGAGGGCATCTCTACCCTCAGGTTATTATCTAAGTCTCTCGTAGTGCATTTCACCGTAAGTATCTTTGTATACTTTCAACTCACTTTCAAGTCTATCTATGTTGTCTCTAAGCATATCTATATACTCTCCTGCATCATCCACATCTCTTTCGTGTTGCTCATTCATACTCTTTAGTGCGTATGATAGTGATATGTCTGTGCCAGGATAAACTTGAACCTTCTTACTAAGGCACTCCTTACATAGGTTTGTGTGTACTACCTCAAACCTTTCTTCTACTGTTGCTATGTTTCCCATGTGTTACTCCTTTATTGTTATAAAATACCAACGTCTTGTTGATGGTTCTAATCTGCCATACTTTTACTAGATTGTCAAGTTTATTATCATACCGCAGTCGTTTGAGGTTGTTGCACGGACAGGCAGGGGGGGCACTCGGACACGGAACTTTGACCCCCCACCCCTATAAATGTAAACCTCTTAATCCAAGACCTCCAAAAAGTAACGCTTTACACTATTGTATAGTTACAAAAAAATACCCGCCAAAAAATTTGCATCCGCCAAATAATCCTGTTATATTACGGGCATGGATAGATTACCCCTTAATCATACGAAGTGGTCAGATAGGCTAGCGTTCGACACAGCATTGCTCCTAGAGAAGAGTGGTGAAACGTTGGATGAGGTTATTGACCGCCACAAAATTACACCCAGCGAGATGCTGGTGTTCAACGCCGACCCAGTCTTTAGGAAGAAGGTAGAGGTTTATCGCGACGATATCCGAGAGAAGGGTGTGACGTTCCGACTTAAGGCCCGTGCTCAGGCGGAGGAATTATTAATAACATCATGGCAACTTATTCACAGCCCAGAGGTATCACCAGCAGTTAAGGCAGACTTAATTAAGTCGACGGTGAAGTGGGGTGACCTAGAGCCTAAGACATCAAGCCAAGACGTGGAAGCTGGTGGCGGTGTGAAGATTACTATTAACCTTGGTGAGACCACGCATCAGATGAAAGTGGTGGAGCATGACGACACAGACACAGACGCCCAGCTTGTCGACGCTGGTTAAGGCATTCGACTGTAAGTATGAAGAGTTACCAGCTAAGAAGTTTAATACGACTAGGGCCTATCACGACTTTGCGAATGACCTGATAGCCGTTGGTATCTCATTTCGGGTTAAGATAATTAAGAAGCGGAGGCTCAAGCCGAGCTGCATAATGGTTATGTTGCTGCAAGAGGTGGACATGACCAAACCTGATACACCACCGCTAGAGCCACACGACCACTCGCAGGCTCCTGAGGATACGCCGGGTACAGACAGCGTGGACATAATCGGGGCGTGTCCGTCATGCGGTGTGCTGATGGCTAATAGTGAGTGGTGTGCGTATTGTGGGGAAGATACGGCGGAATTGTATAGCAAGGAGAGTAGGGATGAGTCAAGGCACTGAGATAGACTACACGCCACCGGCTACGGGGCGTAAATTTATGTTGAGTGATTCGCCGATGCGGACACTTATGGGGCCCGTTGGTAGTGGGAAATCGGTGACGTGCTCGTTTGAGATAGTCAGGAGGGCCTGCTTGCAGGAGCCGAACGCGCAGGGCATACGGAGGACGCGAGCAGCTGTGGTGCGGGAGACGGCAAGGCAGCTGGCGGATACGACGATTAAGACGTTTTTAGATTGGTTCCCGCCGGGGCAATGTGGGCGGTACATGCGGACGACCAAGACGTACTTCATGAAGATGGGAGACGTGGAGTGTGAGGTGATGTTCCGGGCGTTGGACGACGCGGACGATGTGGCTAACCTTAACTCGCTGGAATTATCGTTCGCTTGGTTTAACGAGTGTCGGGACATTCACCCTGATATTATTGATGCGATGTCTAAACGTGTGGGGCGTTTTCCGTCGAACAAGGACGGGGGGCCGAGCTGGCATGGAATGTGGGGTGATACTAACCCGCCGACGATGGACACGTGGTGGTATTATCAGATGGAGCACATCGACCCTAAGGATGGGGTGAGTGAGAATGATAACGGGTGGGATGTGTTCAAGCAGCCATCAGGTCGTGCTCCTGATGGAGAGAATATTGAGAATTTGCCGAAGGGGTATTACGATACTCAGGGTAGGTCAGAGGAATATATAAGGGTTTATATTGACGGTGAGTATGGGCTATCGAGTGCTGGTATGCCAGTGTACAAATACTTCCGTCCTGATTACCACATGTCACATGAGCCACTTAATCCGATTGTTAACGGTGTGAGACCCATCGTTGTTGGGATGGACTTGGGGTTGACCCCCGCTGCAGTCATCGGACAACAGGATGCTAAGGGGCGTGCGATAATACTTGACGAGGCTGTCAGCTTCGACATGGGGATACAGAGATTTATGCGGACGGTACTCAAGCCGCTGCTATATGAGAGATTTCCGGGGAGTCCAGTGATGATAATCGTGGACCCCGCCGGTGTGCAGAGAGCGCAGACCGATGAGCGGACGGTGGTGGACATCATTAAGGCTGAAGGGTTTAAGGTTAGGCCTGCGAAGACTAACAGTGTGTCGGCGAGGCTCAACGCGGTGGACGAATACTTGATGAGACATGTGGATGGCGAGACGGCATTCCTTGTTGACCCGAGGTGTACGAAACTTAAGAGTGCTATGATGGGTGGGTATAGATATCATAAGAAGAACGGTACGATTGATAAGAACAAACACTCGCATGTTGCGGAAGCGCTGCAGTATTTGATGCTTCATATCGGTAGTATTGATGAGGGTGTAGAATTAAATCGCAGGAGAAGTGTAAAACCTGCCCCCGCGATGGGTTGGACCTGATATGATAACCTCGGGTGTGGTGTTACTCTCCTCTTCCACATTGTAGTTACACACCCACCCCCCGATGAGTCACCTCTCGGGGGACCTTTTATTATAAAATAGTTGCATATGACAAACAAAACGTGTAAAACTGAGTTAAAACAGCCATATATAGGGACATTTGGGGGAATTAAATGCCAGGATTGACAGTGCTTAGAGTAGTGGATAACGCTACAATGGTGGCAGATGAGCAGGAAAATGCAGCTCGTGAGCTACAAGATAGGCAGAATGAGCCTCTATTTCTAGGTTTAACTGGATATCTTAAGGAATGTTGGGACGCTGCTAGGCAAGCAAAGAAACCTATTGAGACTATTATGCTTAAAGCCATGCGTCAGCGCAATGGTGACTATGAGCCAGATAAACTTTCCGCGATTAACGGCCAAGGTGGCTCGACAATCTTCATGGGGATTACTGAAGTTAAGTGTCGTGCTGGTGAGAGCTGGTTACGGGACATCTTATTAGACACAGGTACTCCACCATGGGACTTAGGTCCGACACCCCTCCCTGATTTATCCCCAGCACAGGCTCAAGAGATTGAAGCAGTGTTTGCTGAGAACGTGTTGAAGCTTGTTGAGACAGCAGGTCAAGCGCCTACAGAGATTGAGATGGCAGAGATGAAAGAGATGGTCACACAGGACTATCGCTTTAAGATACTACAAGAAGCACAGAACCGTGCTGATAAGATGAAGGTTAAGATTAGTGACCAGTTCGCACAAGGCGGCTGGGCAGATGCTTTCAATGAGTTTGTTACTGACCTCGTTACATTTCCGTGTGCCTTCATTAAGGGGCCCGTAGTTCGACGTCAACGTCGACTAGAATGGGCACAAGATGAGAACGGTGCGACAGTCGCTAAGGCAGGCGAAGAGTTAGCTCCTGAGTATGAGAGAGTAGACCCGTTCAGGATTTATCCTGAGCCAGGTATTACTAACATTGATGAGGGTTACTTGTTTGAGCATCATCCGTTAACTCGTATGGAGCTATCAGAACTTATTGGTGTGCCTAACTATGATGAGGAAGCAATACGTAAGCTTCTTAGTGAAGGCAATTCAGGAAGCTGGATTAACGAAGACCATCAGATTGAGAAGGAAGCTGCAGAGCGTAAGCCGCAGAGTCTTAACAGACCAACAGAAATTTTTGATGCCTTAGAGTTCCACGGTAAAGTGAGCGGTAAGATGCTACGTGAGTGGGGACTAGATGATGAGGAAGTACCTGATGCAGCTAGAGAGTATGAAGCCTGCGTATGGATTATAGGTAACTACGTTATTAAAGCAGTTTTAAACTACGACCCACTAGGAGAAAAACCTTATGCTAAGACGTCACTTATTAAAAGCCCAGGAGCTTTTTGGGGTAAAGGTATACCTGAAGTTATTGAAGATGTACAAAATATCTGTAACGCATCTGCACGAGCTTTGGTTAACAATATGGGCATCTCTTCAGGTCCTCAAGTGGAAGTTAACCTCGAACGTATTCCCCCAAATGAAGACATCACTCAACTACATCCTTGGAAAATCTGGCAAGTTACTAACGACCCTATGGGGTCGAGTGCGCCGGCTGTAAGATTCACTCAGCCTGATGATAACGCTCAGACGTTGATGGCTGTGTATGAGAAGTTCAGTGCGTTAGCAGATGACCACTCAGGCATACCATCTTATATCTCAGGTGACCTTAATGTACATGGAGCAGGACGTACAGCGTCAGGCCTATCTATGTTGATGGGTTCAGCAGGTAAAGGTATTAGACAAGTTGTCATGCATATTGACAGCGACGTAATTAAAAAGATTGTTCATAGACAGTTTGTATACAACATGCGCTATGATGAAGATGAAAGTATTAAGGGCGATGTTGAGATTATCGCTCGCGGTGCAATTAACTTAGCAGTTAAAGAAACTGTTAACGTGCGCCGAATTGAATTTCTTAATGCAACCGCCAACGAAATCGATATGGAAATTGTTGGTAAAGAAGGCCGTGCCGCGATACTTCGCGAAGTGGCTAAAGGGTTGCAAATGCCTGTGGATGATATCATTCCATCTCGGGAGAAGGCCGGTTTCGTTGAACGCGAGAACGCCAAGCAAGCTAGTGAGGCTGCCCAACAGCAGCCGCAACAGCCAGCGGGCGCAACTCCAACTCAACCTGACGGCTCTCCCAAAGGTGGCATGGATGGAAACACAGTGAGTAACCGTGTAACAGGAGGTGCGGGTTGATAAGACCTTCACCAGAGGTTGTTCATGCGCTAGGTGCGACTGTACGCCAGTATCCAATTCTATTAGAGTGGATGCAAGGGTGGCAGCAGCACGAACTATCGCAGCTACCACATGTTACTACGAACGTGGCATTAGCTCAGGGACGATGCCAAGTTCTAAAAGAACTCTATGAGTTCGCAGAAAAGTCCCCAGAACACGCAGCAGAGTCAAAATGATAGCTGTATTTTATTACGCATACCAATAGGAGCGATAACATGGCAATACCAGAGCAAGTTAAGAAACAGTCAGAGGCAGTACAACAACTATATGAAGACCTTAATACAGAGGAGGGCGTTGTAGCCCAGCCTGCTGAAGAGGGAGAAGTAGTTGAAGTACAAGCCGACCGTGTCGACGAACAAGCACCTCAGTCTGAACCAGAAGAGCAATCGGTTTCAGGCGCCCAAGATGATAAACCACTAGAACAGAAGTATAAAACCCTACAGGGGATGTACAATGCAGAGATTCCACGTTTGCACGCAGACAAACGGGAGTTAGCAGGTAGAGTTAGCCAATTAGAGCAACTACTTAGTTCAGCGAGTCGACCAACACCTACACCGGCAGCGCCGGAAGTCCCGCAAACTCTGATAACAGAGCAGGACATAGAGGATTACGGTGACTCAATCGACGTTATGCGTCGTGTGAACCAAGAAGGAACTAATGCATCTAACCAACGCATCGCCCACTTAGAACAAACGATTCAGCAGTTACAATCAAGTGTTATGCCTCGTGTAGAACAGTTGTCACAACAGCAAGCTCAGAATACTGAGCAATCGTTTTGGGGTGAACTTTCAAATAGTGTCCCGAACTGGAGAGATATTAACGAGAGCCCAGATTTCCAAACCTGGCTTTTAGATATCGACCCATTAACAGGGATTAGCCGCCAGACGTATCTCGAAGATGCACAGAGTAACTTCGATGCACGTAGGGTAGCTAGTTTCTTTTCAACTTGGGGAGGTATGAATGGTATGCCACAAGCTCAGCAAGAAACAACTAGCGCACAGGC